AAATTTTTGGGCCTTCTTAAGGTCGTCAGAAAACATTCGGATAACGTGCGTTGCTCGTGGGCACGACTTGAGATCGGTAGTGCCATACGCGACAACAAAATCATCTGCAGGGACGAACCGGTCAGACTGACGGCCCAATTGGTGATCGTAGTAAACCTTTTTAAAGATTGAACCGGAGATGGCGAGATAGAACAATGCCTGCTCATGTTCGGCGCGGCACTCGGTCATGACTTCTGTGCACTGATAATTCATATCGTGCTGCACGCGCTTCGCTTGTTTAACTTTTTCGGGGGTTTCTTTACCCACAATCCTTGTGAGAACAGGGCCTCTCGCCGGAAATGTTTCCATCATTGCGTCGGCTTGGAATTTTATAACGGCCTCGGTTAAGATCGGATGGAACACACCGGACGCACCGGCCCATGGTGATGTCCGATCTTCAATCTGAAGACCCAGCAATGATAGTCCTTTGGAATATGCTTCCTCCCACGGCTTGCGGGTCAGACGGTCATCTTTGTAGTTTTGGATAAGATCGGCAGCGACGACATCAAGATCATCGTCGGACATATGCAGGGCAATATTGGCATCATGCTCTGCGGCGAGTTCTTCGGTAGCGGTTTCTTGGGGCGCAAAGTCAACAACCACGCCGCCTTCGCCGTCGTATTCTTCAGACGCACCGCCGATAAGATCTTCGTCCTCTACGGCAATTTCGACCTCAAGCCCAGGTTCAATGTCGATACCTTCTGCCGCCGGGATCATTCGTTTATCAATTGGCATAATTTCCCCTAATAGTAATCAGGTTTATTGACGGGGAGGTCGGACATATCATCGACTTCCTCGTCTTGTGTTGTCTGAACAAAGCCGCCCTGGCGATAACGGAGCAACGCTTGAGTGGAGCTATCCACGTAATCGTCATGCTCCCCAGCCGGGAATTCTGCAAACTCCTCAATAACCTCGTCGGCCCACCGATGGTTAGGTGCCCAAACAACGCCGGACGCAAATAAGTCCGACACTGCATTTACACGAGCGATCTTATCATTGCCACGGCTCGGCGTAAACTCACTTACAGGAATTCCCATTTCGCGCAATTCAAAAATCAACGGTGCACCGCTCGCACGCTTCTCAACAACAAACGCTTCCGGTTGCCAGTCGTTATACTTTTGTTGCGCAACTTTTTTAAGTTCAGGGAATTCCATGCGCTTGCGCCACGCATCTAAAAGAATAATATTCGGCATCATTTTACCAGTGCCTTCGTGTTCGTGATTAAATACTCCCCACGTTGTGCATGCTGAATAATCTGAACGCTCGGTCTTTAAGAATGCAGTATCCCAAGACTGGATTATGAATTCAACTTCTGGAGGCTTCGAGCGCTCCCAGCGTTTCCACCACTCACGCTTAATAAGCGCACCTTCTTCAGCGGTTGGGGTTTGTTGATACTGCGCCATCCACTTCGGGATCGGAAGCTCCTGCTTGATAGCAAGGATTTCTTCTTCGGGCCAATACTCCGGCCAAATTGGTTTACCTGATGGTAAAATTGCGGGGAGTTCGATCACTTCCCACTCGTCGGCGTTCTCGCCTTTTTCCAGCGCGGCTTTTATAACCTTGCCCGTGAGATCACGTTTCGACCAGCGTGTCATAACAATGACGATGGCTGCTCCCGGTTGCACACGTTGCCGTGGGCCTGACGTGTACCACTCGTAAACTTGGTCGTAAATTTCTGGTTTGGTTTCCGCTTGTTTTGCTTCTTGCTCGGAATGGGGATCATCGATAATGATTAAGTCACCGCCGCGCCCCGTTAGTGTGCCGCCGGTCCCAATTGCAAAGTATTCACCCTTGTCCGTCGTCTTCCACTTACCGGCGGCAGCAACGTCTGGATGAATTTTCGTTTTAAAAATTTCTTGATACGCATCGTCACTAATCGTATCGCGAACCTTCCGCCCAAAGTCCACTGCCAAATCAGCCGTGTTTGACGCCTGGACGACGTACTTGTTCGGGTACTGTCCCAAGAACCACGCCGGAAACAAATGGCTGGCAAACTCGGACTTCGTGTGGCGGGGAGCCATGTTGATAATCAGGCGCTTAAGTTCACCCCTGGCGACACGCTCAAACGCTTCCGCCATAATCTTGTGGTGGTAGCCCTCCACAAACTGTGGCCAGATTTTTTTAACGAACGGTAAAAAATGCGTTTGTGCGGTCTCTCGGACCTCGGCTACATCCAGCTTATTGAGCATACTCAAAATTTCACGCTGTTCCTCAAAAGGAAGCGTGTCGATCTTATCCAGATAGCCCTGAATATTTGCCGATAGCATTTTACAACAATACTGTAGAATAGCCGGTTAGATCAAGAAAATACTAATCCCAAGGATCTTTCTCGGATGCGACAACAGATACAGGCTCGGGCAGCGGTGGGGGCATTGGAACCTTAAGCGGCTTTGTCTTCTTTGGAGGCGAAGGGGGGGCATCGTCCGATTGATCGTCCTGAGAAGGGGCGTGGGACTTATCCGTCGGGCGGATGGACCGGGCAAGGTTAGGCATCCGTTCGATATACCCCCGCTCCTCCAGCTTGGCGACCAAAGCGGCAATGCTTGATTTGCTCTTGGCCCCCAAACGTTCTTTAATATCTTCATAGGACGGGGCGTGGCCGTTGTCGGCCCAGTATTTTTTGATTTCATCGAGGCAGTCTTTTTGGCGGGGTGTCATTGTTTTTAGCCTATTTTGTCGATCAAAGAGCCGGTATTACTTGATCGATGATTTTATGAAGTTCGCTCTGTGGTGTTTTGGATTAACTTCCGCTGCCTCAATTTTCCTACTGTGCCTAACAAATCTTTAAACATTAGTACATACCCTAAACAAAGATAGCTCAAACGTCAACCCTTTAGAAGACTATCAACCAAAGCAATGGCTTTTCTAACCGTATCAACGCCTTCCATCTTGTCGTCCGAAATTCCAATGTCGAACTCGTCTTCGAGAAGCATGGACAGCTCGACGGCATCCAAGCTGTCGGCACCGAGGTCTTTTTTAAATTCGGTTTGGGGAGTAATCTTCTTGCCTTCGGCGTGTTCCTTAAATTTGCTGTAGACCACACCAATTACACGGTCAACGGTATCTTCGCTCATTGGGTCTTCTCCTTTTAAAGGTTCAGTCAGTTTAAATCTAAGTCTCCAAACATCTCGCCGAAACCGGCAGTGCATCAGATCTGTTTCTTTTTGCTGCCAAATATCCGCTCCCATCCGTCACGATAGGCTTTGTTGGGGAGTGGCTTTGGTTGATAATTGGGGTTCTGTGACACCCTGACTTCGTGATCCAGATAGTATTGCGCATCCTTAAGCCCATTTGCGACTTCGTATTTGTGGCGTTCTTTGCGGAGCCGTTCTTTTTCCGCCTCCGTTTTCTCTGGCGCTTTGTTATCCCATTTTATGGCATCGTAATTTTCTTTAAACGCTTTCGTTGGGACTTTTGACGTTGGTCTTAGCGACATCTTTTTTCTCCTTATCAAAAGCAAGTGTCATTGTGAGCCGCAATTTTGGAGCAGCGTTGCTCGACGGGCGGATGGTGTTCGGGATGCTGCCGTCAAAACAAACGATACGATTTGGTTGAGGCTCATTTGTCTTTATCTACTTCCTCACAAACCCTTACGACTTGGTTACACATATCAATATCGAACATTCCAATTTGGCAATCCTTCGGATCAATGTCGAGACTTTGGCTAAGCCATTTATAGGCTCTGATGCGTGCTTCTTGTTTGGGGATTTTATGCTTCACCGATCCTAAGCGCCACAGAGGATCAAACGCTTTGTGAGCCGCCTGCTTCGCCTTGCGCAAGTCCTGGTCAGCCAATCTTCCCATCGGGGCAAATGTTATGCTCTTAAGATGTGTACCGACCCACGCTTGGCACGGCGTACACTTCCAAAACTTCTTGTGCGCCAAATCGACACGGCCCGAATAAATTTCATCGCCGCTGACAAGTTGCGCAATACGATTACAGTATGGACACGACGGAGATTTGGCCTTTGCCATTAATTATTCCCAGGCTTGCATATCGATTTGAAATTCAGGTTCATGTGACCAAAAGCATTTTCTTTTCCATTGAGCGCCTGATCCCATGTTTGTGTGATTTCTGGCCAGTCGAGAGACGCAGCATGTATCGCGCTTATCCTTGCGCTTATTTTTGCGGCCTTCCTCGCGTCACGCTCTTCATTAGTCAGTGGCTTCTTCATTTTTACTCTCCTTTAGGGAACAATGGCTTGAGGTGTCTGTTTTCGGTACCTGTTCCAGAAGTTCCGAGTTCTCAACTTCCAGCGCCCAAATCTCAGCTTCGTGATCCGTTGGGTCTTCGTATCGCTTATTCCAAAATTTACGAGCCGCTTCTTTGAAGTCGGGGCCGCCGACTATGTCGTCGTCTTCATGGAACGCTTTTGTTTTGATAAAACACCCATAACAATAAATATGTGCTTTCCGATCTCTTTCTGAAGTAGCCGATTGGATGTTAGCGCGAATATCCTTGCCGCCACAAAACGGACATGGCTTTAACCCTTTCATTAAGCAACTTCTTCCATGAAATAGCACACACCAATCGGTCCGTTTTTTCTGTTGAGCGCCAAGCACTCCCTGGCGTCCCCTACCGTCATCAAATCACTTTGTTGGATTGCCCCACCCAAGAGACGATCCTTCGAGTAAACCCGATGAGTTTTTTCCGGTGCCGGACGTGGCGCGTCCATTGGTGGCTGGCTGCAATAGACAGGATACTCAGTCACAGTACTTCTCCCTCAACGCACATTTTAACGGCGGCCTCAAAATTCCGCAGTGTTTCCATATCGGTTTCATGCCGAATGCGGTATGCGTTCGCAACATTCTCGGCGTCTTCTTTAGTGACCTCGACGTACGAAATCTTTGACTTTGGTATGCTTTTCTCGGCGCTGTAGTATTGATAAAACACAGACTTCCCGGTGATGCGTGTGATCGGCCCAGTAGCATGCGGATCAAGCGTTGCATTCCAGCCGGATAAAAAAGCGCTTGTGTTCGGAAGGACTTTCTTGCCAATTGTTTTTTCCCAATTGTATTCGGCGTATGCTTTAATCATCTTGCCGGTAACCCCTTCCGTGCAGCTTCGAGCCGATCCTTATCGACCCCCAGCCCTTCGAGCATGCTGTCGAGTTGACTTGCTACAAAAACAATCTTGCCACCGTCGGTGAGTACAGTGGTTTCTTTCATATTCTCCAGCGCACGCCGGAGTTCAACCATTCTATGGATGGCGTAAGTGAGCTTTTTCTCAAGCGCATACACGTCGTTTGTTAAAGTCCCGAATTCGGTCATGTGCCTCTCCGTGCTTAGTGTGAGCTTAGTTTGTACGTGGTTTGTACGTATGTGTCAAGGGTGATTAGAAACCAAGTGTTGTAACGGGAAAAATCACCCGTAGCTTTTAGGCAGCGCTCAGCCATTAAAATACAACGCCTCCAAAGCCATCGCACTCGGGACAAATACCGTTGATCTCATAAAACTCAGTGCCTTTGCCGTCGCAAGCTTCACACTTCCCGACATCGGAAAACCGCAGCTTTATAAGAAGCTTCCAAATCGGGGGCTTTATAATCAGGTGGCCTTGGAATTTTGTTTGCGTCATTAGCTTAGTATTTAATTTTAATGCTGAACTTTCCCTCCAGGAAAACCTTCAGCCATTTTGATGCGGCGGGTGATAACGTAACCGCATTAAGGACCGCCTGTTGAGCTGCCTTGCCATAAACTTGCGGATATGGACCCAGCCGATCTTTCGCTATTTTTAAAAACTCTTTGTCTTTAACGGTTTTCTTCAATGCCTCAATATAAGCGTCCACGATCTCGGGTGGTGTGCCCTTCGGCAGTGCCAGACCTTTTGATGCGGTGACGCCCAGGACCAACATACTTTTGTAAGCCTCCCACTTGCCGCCTGACGGCTCTTTGCCGTTAAGCAGTTTATAAATTTCGGGTACAGCCAACATATCGGGGAAAGCAGGATCGCGAACAATCTTGCCGTCTTTTGGAAATCCCAACGTGAACAGCGGAACGGCTTTGCCTTGTTTCACCAGCTTTTTTA